GTGAGAACCGTTCTCGTGACGTATTCATCATGCAGGATGATATGTGGGAAGTCGCAACATTGCGTCCAACCAAAAACGTTGCACTTGCAAAAACTGGCGACAACACAACTCGCCAAGTTGTTACAGAGCTTACATTGGTCTGTAAGAACGAAGCTGCAAACGGCGGCGTGTTCGACAACACAACATCATAACGTCATAACGTTATTGAGGGGGCGGCAACGCCCCTTCTCTTTATCAGGAGGCAGTAATGAGAGTTTTAGTTAAATATCGCAGCATGTCCACGAGCGTAGGCCGCGTGCGTAATGGCGATATTATTGATATTCCAGAAGCAGAATATAACAAGATTTGCACAACAAAGCCTATGGCGTTAGAGGTTCTGCCTGAGCTTCCGCTTGAGGAACCAAAGAAAGCTGCGCCTAAGAAGCCTGCAGCAAAGAAAGCACCTGCGAAACGTAAGCGTGCGCGTAAGGCAGACGGTACGCTGAAAGGCGATGATCCCTCAACACCAGACATCAATGAGGCTTGGGAAGATGGCAAACACCTCAACTAAAATTAAAGAAACCATCAAGTTTGAAGATGATAAGCTCATCATCAAAAAGACGCATGACGCATCTGTAGCGCTGAAAGACGCGCAGCAGGCTCGTGAGCTATCCCCTAACGCATTCGCATCAGACTACAAGCATGTCGGCAATGTGGACATGGCTATGCTAAATAACTGGCTAAAAGAGGCTGGAGTAGCATGGACAGATACACAAGCAGTAAAAGATGTGATAAAAAGGAAGTTAATGAGTAACGAATTTTCTGGACTGCGCGTTTGGGAAGGTAAGTGGTAAGATGGAAGTGAACTTTGAGATGATTGATGCGATCATGCAGTGGGTTGTCCTGCCTGTGGCGGGAGTTGTTATTTACATGTTCAACCGCCAAGGTCAGCACCATACTGACATTGCAGTTCTCAAAGCTCAGCACGAAGCCACCAGAACCTCACATGATCGTGAGATGAAGGAAATGAAAACCACTATAGCCGCAATTTTCACAAAGCTCGACAATATAGAGCAGGCGTTAAGGAAATGACATGGAAAACCTCAAATTACCTGTCACAGTAATTGGGGTCGTCATTTTGCAGATTGGCGGCTTTATCTGGTGGACTGCCCAACAAGCCGCAACTATTGCAGACTTAGAAGAGACTGTTAGCCAGCTTAGTTCTCGCATGGCGATTGAGGGCAACATCAACCTTAAGCGTGACGTTATCGACAATTCGATGGAGATAGATTACCTCTGGGATGAGGCGGATGACCTGTGGTCTGAGCTTGATGGCATGATAATGAGCATTGGCGCAATAAATGGCATCAAGCAGCGCATCGCCGTGATTGAGAATGAACTAAAGTACATCAATCGCGATCATGGTGCCATGATGGATAACAAGGGTGGCATGAAGTGACATGGCTATCCTTGAGAGCATTGCAGCAGCAAACGCAGCGTATAGCGTAATAAGAACTGCGCTGGGTAACGGTAAAGAAACTGCTGGCGTCATTAGCTCTATCGGAAAGTTTCTAGCAGCAGAAGATGATATTAAGCAGGCAGTTCAAAGGAAAAAGAACAGCCCACTTACTTCTATCACAGGTGGAGATGAGGGTGATTGGGAGGAGTTCCAAGCCCTTGAAAACATTAAGCAAAAACGCGCTGAGCTAGAAAGTTACTGCAGACTATACGCTCCTGCAGGTACTTGGGATCGCTGGATCGCTTGGCAGAATGAAGCGCGCAAGCAGCGTCAAGCTGCACGCAAGGCAGCAGAAAAGCAGCGTGAAGAAATGATAGAGAAAATCCAGATCGCCACAGGTGTAATCTTGTCGTTTACTGGGGTAATTTTGGGAATTTATTATTTAGGTGTATACATAGGGAAGTGGTAAAGAAATACGTGGTTTATGACAAAAGCGGAAAGGTGGTCATAATCACCAGTAACAAGAGGATTGCGGAACACTATGCCAGCAACAGTAATTGATGAATATAAAATCTTTCCACGACTGATGATGTTGGTCGTGACGATCTTAACCTACCAAAGCGTCCACTGGTACATGTCTTTGCCTGACCCTACGAATGGTCAAGCGGGGCTTGTTAGCGTCTGCATGGGCGCTCTTACGGGCTGCTTTGGTATTTGGATGAACAAAGAAGCTAAGACAGATCGGGGGTCTGTATGATTGGTCAAATTATAGGAAGCCTTGGCAGTTTAGCGACTGCTTGGGTTGATGGGAAAACAGCGGTACAAAAAGCCAATGCAGAAATCAAACTCAAGCAAGCTACTGGTGAAATTGATTGGGAACTTGAAGCTATACGTTCTGCACAAAACTCATGGAAGGACGAACTCTGGACTATTGTTTTTGTCGTTATCCTTGCTGCTAACTTTGTGCCTAGCCTTCAAGACACTATGGCAGTTGGATTTGCCAACCTTGAGACTACCCCCCTCTGGGTTCAGTGGGGCATGTATGCGTCGATTGCCGCCAGTTTCGGAATAAGAACTATGAGAGGATTGAAGAAATAATGGCTAAAGGTGATGCACTAAAGATGCTGCAAAAGAAATGCGGCGTAACTCCTGATGGCGCATTCGGGCCAAACACTGCCTGCGCTATAGCAAACCATTACAAGCTCAACGCAGTACGCGGTGCGCACCTGCTGGGCCAAGCTGCACATGAAAGCATGAACTTTTTGGTGTCTGAGGAAAATTTGAATTACCGTGCTGCAACCATGTGCCGCGTGTGGCCCTCACGGTTTAAGTCAGAGGCAGATGCTGCGCCCTACGCTATGAACCCAGAGAAACTTGCAAACAAAGTCTACTCAGGGCGCATGGGCAATGGCGCAGAAAGCTCTGGGGATGGCTGGAAGTACGCAGGCAAAGGTTTCATTCAGCTTACTGGCAAAGACAATACGCGCGAGTTTGCAGAGCATATAGGCCGCGATGGCTTAGTTGATGACCCTTCACCGATTGCGGATGAGTTGGCTATGGATAGCGCGATATTTTTCTTTGAGAAAAACGGGCTGTTCAGACTTGCAGATCAAGGTGTCAACGAGGGTGTAATCAAGCAGATCACAAAGCGCGTCAATGGCGGCTATCATGGGCTTGATGATCGCATCAAGAAAACCAAAGACATTTACCGTTGGCTTAGCTAGTGCAACGTTTCCACGTCACCTGTCTCGCCCGAGATAAGCGCCAGTACAACAACGATTGCAGCCATGACCTCTTCAGGCTGCACTCCCTGCTCTACACGTTCATCCATGTAGTCTAAGAGCGCATCCACCTCTTCGCTTGTGCTTTCAATATCGTCATCCATGTCGATCTTCAGGAAAGTTTGCATAGCTGCACTCCTTATGTTGGCATCCCTATTGTACAGGGTTTTACCAGAAGGTCAGCTAATATCCATTGCATCTGTGCCGCGCTGTATCATATCAGCGTGCATTGTTTCACATGTGCGCAGCAAGGCGATATAAGCACGAACAAGGGCTTCCATTTCGTGATCCCCACGCATCCACCTGTCTTGCGGTAAACCGCGCTCTGCACGCTCTATAATCTTTGCTGCGATGGCAAAGTATTCTGGTACGTCATTCATCCTTTTCTCCCTCTAATTCCATCCAATGGTAAATCCTGTGGCAGTTACAGCACAGTGGGATACATTTCTCTATTTCTTTCCACATCTTCTTAAACTGACCTTGCTGCAATAAGTGACTTACCTTTGGGTCGCCGTTCTGGTCGGGGTGGTGAAAATCTATTGCAGCAGGATGGGAAAAGCCACAAAAAAAGCAGGACAAGCCTGCTTTGTAATCCCTGAACTTCTGTCGCTGCTCTTTCTTTCGCTTTCTGCTGCGCTCAAGCGTTAGTTCACGGTTACGCTGATACCAATCAGCGCCGTACTTCTTGTTATATTCCCTGCGCTTCCCCTTGTCTTTGATAGGCAAGGCTTAGACTTCTTGTGTTGGCTACTGCGTTGATACATAACATATTTTTGTAACGCCTTAAAGACCATCTGGGCGCAGCTTTGGTCTAATGGATTTAGATATGTATGGCGTTGGCCTGCAATACATGTCCACGTCACCGTCTGCGTGCATATACTCTGCCATATCCTCATTGTCGCGGATAAACACCTGACATGCCTCTGAGCTTGGCAGCAGTATATACGTTTGTATATCCATGCCGCGAATTTCGTATTCTATGTAAAAAGCGGTGAAGAACTCCATTGCACTCACTCCCTGTTTTGGTATCTTGTCGCGGTGGGGCGAAAGTGACTGTGCGATTACTGTGTTGTTGCGCAATCAGGCTTGTTGATCGGCAAAATCTCGCACAAGTCCGCCCCACACGATTACTTTTGGAAATACTTAGCCCGCCAATAGCGCACGCTGCTTTCAGATATGCCCGCCTCTCTGGCGATGTCTACCGTGCGGAAGCCTTCCTCTATCAGTTCTTTAATCAACGCCAAGCGCTCTGGGTTATATGTGCCTTTCGGCCTGCCCTTTTGCTTTGGCTTAGGTTCTTCCCTCTTCTGCTGTTGTAATCCTGTACCCCACTTCTTGCGGTACGCAGCATTTTCCTGCTTGGCTAAGGCGGCCCATGCTGTGGCTATTGTCATACTGGTGCTCCTGTTACATCTTCACGTTCGCGTTTCATCGTACTAACGACATGCTCTGCTAAGTCCTGTATCGCATCAATATGCACGTCTGAAGCTGTTGGGTTGGCTCTCGCTGCTTTGCAGTGCTTTACGATTTGTTCCAAATACTTAGCGATCTGGTTGTCAGTCATCATCATCCTCATGTTTGTTTGTTTCTATCTCACCGTCACCTTGGCATAGCTCACATACTTCGTCGTATGCTACCAAGTCTGGCGGCATGTCTCTGTCGATCCACCGTGCAACACGTTCACGCTCTATATAGCCTGTGCCATTGCACTCTGGACATGCGATGTAACCTATCATGCAGCATCTTCCTTTTTACCTCGCAATATCTCTGCGATGTTTTCTATTGATGAAACGTCAATACCAATATGCTCAGCACATCCGCGATACCGATTTAGCCATGATGCCAAACCAACTGCCGCTTGTCTACGCAACTCTTGTTGAGCTAGATCGTTGTCAGGGTCAAACGCCTCATAACCACCGCCATTCTTGCGATTACTTGCAGGACTGACGAAAGCTGGATACTCGCGCACCACAAGATTTACCTTTTTCTCAGTGGGTTCTGAGTGCTTTACGACAATCCGCAGACCGCTTGCCATTTGTCTAGCAAGTTGGATGCGCCATTGCCGCGCTGCATGTTCATCTTCCATCCCGTAGAACCATTGATAGGCTTCATGTTCTGGCTGATCCTTCAGCCAGTCTATAAACTCTGCAGGATGAAACATGTTGCGGCCTGTTGCCGCTAAGTATTCGTCAATAATCCTTTGACGTTCTTTCTTTGGAAAACCAGCCATATCTTTTCCTCCTATAATAGCTGTTAATTGACCGCCCGACCGCGCCGAGCCGAAACTTATGACGACACATCTTGCCACGACCGCCATGCTACGCCCTTCCCTGACCCAACATACCTCAACTTATCACTCCATGACCGCCTCGCCTTAACGGACCTAACCATAACAAGACCCAAAACAACGCTCCGCGACCGCCTCGCCTAAACTGACCGTGCGAAACCGTGCCAAACCCCGACCGCCGCGCCTTACCCAGCCCGACCGTGCCGTGCCCCGTGTTACCGAACCAAGACCGCCGAACCAGACCTTACCGTACCGAGACGCACCGTGCTCTACCAAGCCCAACCAAGACCGCCCCGCCATAACTCACCGCGACCTAGCCCGACTTGCCTCACCGAAACCCGACCGCCAGACCACGTCTGAACATAACATGCCCCGCCGCACCGAACTAAACCATGCCAAGACCGCCCTAACTCACCGAACCATAACACGCGATAACTCAACGCAACCTGCCGTACCAAAACCGCCAGACCTAACCAAACCTAACCAAGCGTACCCGAACAAACCCGAATGGACCGTGACCGCCCCGACTGACCGCGCCGTAACCCAACGCGCCTCTCCGCGACCGCCTAGCCGCGCCGAAACGAACCGTGCTCTGCCATGCCATAACATGCCCTAACCGACACACCGAAAAGCGCCGTGCCGTGCCGCGCCCAACCCCGCCTCGACCGTGTAACCTTGACCAAATGAAAGGGGCATTGCTGCCCCGATCTTTATTCTGCTGCAACAAGTGTGATGTCGCGGCGTAGACGTTCTTCGTCAATGAACTCCATCAGGTCAGCAGTCTGTTGATCTGCAAACTCAGGATTGTCTAACGCCTCTTGCTGCACCTCACGCCCTTCCAGCATCAGGCTATCCCATTCGGCCTGCCAGTCGCCCATGCTATCCTCTGTCATCACGGCGAAGGTGCCAAACGAGCCACGACCCTTTTCTTGACGGAAGTCACCGATGCCAACAATCTGTCCTGCATTGGTCAGCAAGGACGCAATCGAATAGCTAGACATGGTTGGTTGCGTGTAGGCAATGTCCACCTCTGCGCACCAGCGTGGCAGATACGCACGTGTACGCATGTCAGGTGTTTTGTTCATGTCAGCGGATCGCACGACATCAATCTTTAGCTGCGGCTTACCCCAGATTTGTACATGGGTTTGCGGCAAAAAGATCAAACGCTGTACACTTGTCTTGGTAATCCCGTCAGTCTCAAGTGCGGCAGTAGCCATTGCACCTTTAACGCCAGGTGCGGGAAAGCAAAGTAGTGTTTCGCCAAATGGCTTTTTATACACACTTTCGCGGAACTCTTGCTCAGGATTGTGCTTGATTTCCTTTTTCTGCGCTGCGGTTTTCCTGCCGCCGCCGACCAACAGGTCACGCATAGCTTTGCTGCTCATGCTATTAAAGTATAGCGGGGTGGTACCCATCATACGCAAAGTCATACGACCCTGCTTTAGTGGTTGAATTTCTAGTGTTGTTGCTGATGGTGCTTTCTTAACAGCCATAGTCTTGTCTCCATTATGTTAAAATGGCGGTTGTTCGCCTTGTTTTGATGGGATCCAGACCACCTGTACCCCATGCATTTGCTCTATGAACTCAACGAGTATGCTGGACCACATTGCGGTTAGCATCCATTAAGTCGATTGATTGGCAGATTTCCTCTAACCAAGACAGTGGAACAGTCTCGCCTTGCGCAAGTGTGCTGCGCGCAGTCTCTGCTCTACTGTAAGCCTGATAGTAGGCTTGCACATATTTATTGTGTTTATCCATGTTAATCCTTCCTTGTTAATATTTAGTCAATCCCTCATTGACATCTAATTGGTATCAAGCTACAAGCAGGGTGTCAACAATTTTTTTGTGAGGTAAAAATGAAAGATACAAAAGCATGTATGCTGCATCTGTCGCACAAGGCAGATGAGCTTATAGAAAAGCTGCGGTTTGAACCGCCGCTAGACATGTTGCGTAAACCACCAAGCCGAAGCGACTTTGTAGAGCGCGCGATCTGGCACTACGCAGAACATTTAGAAGAGTTGCAGCAGGAGATAGCTGACAGTGGTCAACGGGCGTAACAAAGGCGCATCGTTTGAGCGCAGCATAGCGAATATGCTTTTTGCTGATCTGGGGTTAAACGCAAAGCGCGACATTGAGCAGTATAGAGCCGCAGACCACGGCGACATCATAACGGACGACGATAGCTGGCCTTTCGTTATTGAATGCAAAAGATACGGTGGTAAGCATCACACGTTTCGTCCTGAGTGGTGGGCGCAAGTCGAAAAGGCAGCACAGGCAGCAGGTAAAGAACCCGTGCTTGTCTACAAATACGACAGACAGCCAATCACAGTGGTCATGCGATTAGAGTATCTGATGGGCGATGGTGCGCATCACGATGAAAAAGTAAGGATGGACTGGGAAGCGTTCATCTATGTAGCGAGGGAAAAATGGAATGACACAAATTGAATACAACCTGCCAGACTATGAGTATCACGACAAACAGATATTCCCGCATATCTCTAGCAGTGACGTAAAGACAGTCCTAAGCAAATCCCTGCTCCACTGGATGGGTCAAGAGCGTAAAGAGAGCATTGCCTTTGACATAGGTAAAGCAGTTCACGCGCTGATCCTAGAGCCTGACAAGGATTTAGTTGTGCGCGGCCCAGAGGATAGACGCGGCAGCAAATGGAAGGATGCCAAGGCGAAAGCTGATAAGGAAGGTAAGGTTATCCTTACCGAAAAAGACTTTGACGCCTGCATGGCTATGGCAACAAACGCATTCATGCACTGCGATTTCCTAAAGGAAACTGTGTACAATGACAGCTTTGTCGCAGAGGCCAGCATATTCACAACCTGCAGCAAGACTGGTGTTGACATAAAGGTACGCCCAGATGGGCTAATCGTTCCGCAAAAGAAAGCGGATGAACCCTTCATTATCGACGTAAAGACAACGCAGGACGCATCGCCTGAAGGTTTCCATAAGGAAATCCGCAGATATAACTATGATGTGCAGATTGCATTTTACCTACATGCAATGCAAGAAGCGGGTTTGCCTTGCAAAACCATGTATCTCATTGCGGTAGAGAAAAACGCACCATATGTCACAACTGTGCATGAACTAAGTGAACTACACCTAGCACACGCACACAAACGCATGCTTGCCACATTGGAAAAGATCGGCAATGCTATGCGAACAGGGGAATTTACGACAGATTGGCCTGACGTAAATCAAGTCTTTCTCCCAGCGTGGATGGAAGATGAAGTAGACGCATTTTAAAACAAGGAGACAAGCTCATGAAAATGCTAACACCAAACCAAGTTCTATTCGAGAACGTAACCGCGCAGTATCCGCGCATCAATCAAACCTATCGCTTTGACAATATGGACAACAAAACCGTGCCATGCAGACCAGAGGAAGATGGGGCCGCATATGAAATATCATTCAGCATGACGAATGAGGATGCCACAGAATTTCTTAAGAAATGCGATGAGATTTACGAGGAAACTGCCAAGGCAGACACAAAGCGCAAATGGAAGCCCAAGCCCATGTATTACCCATACAAAGAGCTTGACGATGGGCAACCCCAAGGCAAAGCCAAGCTAAAGGGTGCCTACAATGGTGAAGCCACAAAGCCACCCCTGCAGAAAGATGCAAACCGCGACACGCTACCAGCGGATTTTCGCCTAACGTCTGGCAGTAAAATCAACGTATGGGGGCAGCTATTCGCGTATAATACGGGGGCTGTGTCTGGTGTTGGGCTTCGGTTGCGCGGCGTGCAGGTCTTAGAACTTGCAGAGGACGCGACAAGCGATCCTTTCAGCGCAACTGATGGATTTACGGCAGCAAAGCAAGAGGATGATCCCTTTGGCTTGCCGCCATTGGATAAGCCACCTGCGCCAAGCGCAGAGTTCAGTGATGAGATACCCTTCTAAGCAAAAAAATGCCCCGCGTGGGATAAGCGCGGGGCAGTCTATGAGACAAGAAAACAATATCCAGTGAGGTAATCGGAGCATTGTTAAGGAAATGATAGGACAGAATGTAGGCAAGATCAAGTACCCAGACGCAACATATAGTGAGTTTGCGCCGCAAATCATCGCCGCGTTGGGTTTAAAGAAAACAAGCCATAAGGAACACCACGGGCCTTGCCCGAATTGCGGTGGGGTTGATCGGTTTTGGATCAGCGAATATCAAGGTTTGGTCAAGGTAAACTGTAGGCAGTGCCAAGATTGGCAGCGCATCATCCAGATATTGCGTGAAATGCACGTTTATCCAGATAAGGAAATCATAAGCGAGACAAGTTACAACGAAAGTAAGAACATGAGCGACGCAGATAACGTGGTCAAACTTCCAGAAAGCGAAGGGCCGCA